GAGATATCCATGTTCATCATGGACTTTCAATATCAGCAACTGGGGCAGTGAGAAAAGATATGGAAGAACTGCAGGTTTCATTAATTAGAGGACATTCTCATAGAATTGCTTCTCATATGGTAACCTATGAACTTAGAAATAACGGAAAAGGCGAAACTCTTAGAGGATATGAGATTGGTCACATGTGTGACGAAAAAGGTCCAGGAATGAAGTATACTCAACATCATGATTGGCAAAAGGGATTTGCTATAGCACATATTGAAAATGGAAAGTATCCACACGTACAAATGATACATGTATCCCCAAATTATACATGCGTAGTTGATGGAAAGATGTTTGCCTTATAATGTGGTGTCAAAAATGTAAAGGAAGAGTTTTTGTAGATAGAGTGTTTTCTCAAAAACTTCACATAGAACTTTTTTGCATTCTTTGTGGAAAAAGATGGATGATTAACAAAGAGACGAATAGGTTTGGTAAATGGTTAGAAAAAAAAGATCAGGCGTACGCAAAAAATTCCTCTATTTCTTCTTAAACGATAAATTACATAAAGTAATTAGATCGTCTAGGGCGAAAGACGAACTAGTAGCATGGTCATACCTAGATAAAAAAAGAGTCCTGTATTCATTTTCAGATGTACAAAAGAATATGGAAACAGCATATACAATAAAACAAACTGGACAAATATTGGGCAGGCACAAAGTTACAATTGAAGAGTATATACTTCAAGGTAAAATAAGCAGACCTCAGAAGGTATACCCAATAAGTAATCCAGATAGCAGATGGTATAAATTTATGTTTAGTGAGTCTAGTATACTTAAACTGCATGAATATATACTTGAGGCTGGTTATTCAAAAAATTTGCCGTCTAAAGCAGAATTAAAGGCACTTCTCAAAAACAACATGATATTGTATACTAAGACCGTTGACGGTTTTGTACCAGTATGGAAGGCGGAGTAATGTCTAATAGAGTTGTTGTATGTGACATATGCAATAAAGAAATAGACTTACGTTGGGCAATATTTGCAAGTGATACTTTAAGGCGACATATTAAGGCGGAGCATAAGTAATGTCAGAAACAAAAGTAAAGGTGGATCTTTCATTTACTAGAAATCTTGGTAATTATGAAAGCATTAAAATTAGTATTGGTGTAGAGGACGATGTTCGCTCTGGGGAAAATGTCGACTCAGCCACGGAAAGAGTGTATAAGTTTGTTGAAGAAAAATTAATTAAAAAAACTCAAGAGATAGAAGAAGAGCTAAACAGTGGAAAATAATTTAGAAATTTTGCAGGTTGATAAAAACAAACAGCCATATGTTATGCTTTGGAAGTACGAAAAGCTGTATGAAGAAAAATATGGCAAAAAACCTATATTAAATAAATACAGAGATAAGTCAGCCATGAAAGATGTAATTGAAAGTGTTGGGTTTGAAAGGGGCATGGATCTTTTAGAATATTATTTTAAAACACCAAAGTATGGACACCCACTTATATTTTTTTTATATAATTTTGATAGAATGGACCGTGCAGAAAAAGAATTAATTAAGGATAAAAAGAATCGTAAACTTTTAAGAGAAGCAACCAAAAAGATGGTAGAGGGCGAAGAATGAATACAGAAGCAACAGTAATATCGGCGGTTTGCAAAAACAAAGACATAAGTACTTTGCTTGCAGATAACGTTGATGATTTATTTACTTCGCATAGAGATGTGTGGGATGGTCTAAAATCATACTATTATAAGTTTAAGGCAGTTCCAGAAATTGGAGTACTGCAAGAAAAATTTAAAGACTTCGATCCAGATATAAATGTTAAAGCCGAAACTGGATACTATTTAGATAAATTAAAGAATGAATATCTTTCTTCTAGGCTAAAGTCAATTATGTTACAGGGCGGGGCAGCGCTTAAAGAAGACGCTGCATCTAGAGTTTTATCTGATATGCAAAGTAAGCTTGCTGGGCTATCTAGATTTACAAACAACGTAAGAGATTTAGATGTAACAGACCTAGAGTCAGCAGAGCGACACTTTATGTCTGTGAAAGATAGGTCATTAGTAATGGGTGGAAGCCCAGGAATTAAAACTGGATTTCAAGCAATAGACACAGCATACCCAACTGGAATGGCGCCAGGACATTTAATTGTTGCAATTGGCTGGCCAGGAAAAGGTAAAACATGGTTTACATCATATCTTGCATGCAAAGCTTGGGAGCAAGGATTTAAGCCAATGATTATTTCCCTAGAGATGTCCCCAGAAAATATGCGTGACCGTATTTATACCATGTTAGGTTCTGGTTTATTTAAAGCTAGTGATTTATCTAAGGGAGATATTAATATAGATGATTTCAAGTCGTGGGGTCAGAAAAAGTTTGAGGGTAAAAATAGTTTTGTATTGGTTTCAAATGAAGGAGCGGGAGATGTAACTCCAGCAACTATTCAGGGCAAGATAGACCAACACAAACCAGACCTAGTTATTTTAGATTATCATCAACTATTTAATGATAACAAAAGAAGCAATTCTGAAGTAGAACGAAACAGAAACGTATCTCGTGAATTTAAATTACTAGCAGTGACAAATAATATACCAGTTATTGATATTACCGCAGCAACAGCTGATGACATTTCTGATCAAGAAAATCCCCCCATGATGAGTCAAGTTGCTTGGTCAAAAGCAATTGAGTATGATGCTGATATGGCAATGGCAGTCCATAGACACCCAGGAACAAATTTATTTGAAATAGTTTCAAGAAAGAATCGTCACGGAACTGAGTTTGCTTTTCATTTAGATTGGGATATTAACAGAGGTATTATTAAAGAATTGTACGATTATGTACCAGCACAAACAAATTAAAAGATTTAATATAGATGTAGAGTTTAAAGACGACTCAGATATAATTAGGCTCAAACATCAATATGAAGGTATGCTAACTCATAAAATGAGAGACAAAGGATATTCAAGGGTACTTGACATAGACACCTCATTTTCGGTAGAATTTACTGGTACAACATGGAGATTCTTAATGACTCTTTATGGTATATATACAGGAAGGCGGAAAGCATGGCAATCAGAGGGAATAACGCAGGGCAAGCTAGTTCCACGCAGTATGCACCCAACCATATAAAATCTGTTATAAAAGAAATTGGTTTAAGGATAATTAGCGAGTCAAATAATAATTTGGTTATATATTGCCCATTTCATAATAATACCCATAGCCCTAGTTTTTATATTAGCGAAGAAAATGGAGCATGGCTTTGTTTTAATCCGTCATGTGGAGAAACTGGAAACATAATTCAATTAGTTAAACGCATTGCAGGTAAAAATGATTTTGAAGCTATTAGATTAATTACATCAAAAGAGTCACAGGCACTAGATAATTTTGACGAAGCCCTAAGTCAGATGTTTGAAGATAAACCAGATTTTGTAGAGTTTGATCAAAAAAAACTTGACGACTTATCTTTAGAATTAACTTTAAATAAACCCGCTAGAGATTATTTTGAGTCTCGTGGAATCAATGAACAATCTATGAATTATTTTAAATTAGGATATTCTGAGGCACAAGGCATGGTTATTGTCCCAGTTCATAGTCCAGACGGTACTCCAGTAGGACTAGTAGGCAGATCAATATCTGAAAAGAAATTTAAAAATAGCACAAACCTTCCTAAGAATAAAACTCTATTTAATATACATAGGGCAAAAAGAATTGGTGATCAAGTTATTATTGTTGAATCTAGTTTTGATGCAATAAGAATACATCAATCTGGATTCCCAAATGTTATTGCCACATTGGGCGGACATATATCTACAGATAATTTAAAGTTATTAAATAGACATTTCAATAAAGTAGTAATAATGACAGACGCAGATCAGGCTGGCAGAGAATTAGGAATGTCAATTTCTAGTAAATTAAAAAATAAAGACATCTTGTGGGCTTCGCATTCTTATGGTAAGATATACCCTCATGATGCAAAAGATGCAGGAGACATGACTGAGGATGAAATTAAGCTTTGTATTAACAACGCTGTTTCTGATATAGAATACAAATCCTGGAGCTTGTGATATAATACAGTTACAGATGGATTTATACCATCAACTATAGAAAAGAGGAAATAAAATGGGTCTAGTAAAAGGACTAAAAGATTTAAATAAAGTAATGGATAAACCGCAATCATCTGGCGGAGATAGCTCAAGAGCACGTTGGGTTAAATTGGATGACGCAGAAAGTGTTAAAATTAGATTTCTTCAGGAATTAGATCCTGACTCTCCCCACTATAATGAAAAAAATAGTTTGGGATTTATTGCAGTAGAACACACGAACCCAAAAGACTATAAGCGTAAAGCTTTATGTACAATTGACGATCAAGGAAAATGTTGGGGATGTGAACAACATCGTAAAGATTACAAAGCAGGATGGAAAGGCCGTTCTCGCCTATACATCAATGTTCTTGTAGATGATGGTAAAGAAGATCCATATGTTGCCATCTTGTCTCAGGGTAGTAGCGGAAAGACTATTACTCCTACATTAATTGAATATGCTGGCGAAATGGGTAGCATATCAAATTTAGTGTGGCGCATTAAGCGTACAGGCACAAAGACAGACACCAGTTATACATCAATCCCTCTTGCCAAAGATGAAAAACCATTTGATTCATCTGGACTGGAATTGTATGAATTGGAAAAGGTTGCAGTTCGTGACCTACCCTATACAGAGCAAGAAGCCTTCTTTAATGGTGAAGGTGGAGAAGAGCCATCAAACGCAACAGGTAGCGTAGAGTGGTAAATTAAATAGACTTAGGGGTGGCTATTGCCACCCCTAGTTTTATTTAGTAGAATCCATATATGATAACTTATGAGATACCAGATCCATTTGCCACTTTTTTAAGAAATAGAAACATAAACTGTGTTGGTTCAACATATGATTATTTTTCTAAAGAGTGGAGTTTTAAATGCTTAACATGTTCAGAAGTTATGTTTGCTCCAAGTAAAAAAACAATAATAAAAACCAGACTTTACCATACTAGAAATGAATGTACAGGCGGATACTAATGACAATATCATGCAATAAAGAAGGATGTGTCTTTGAGCTAGACCTTGACGGTCAAGTAACCTGTGTATCTTGTGGTGCCATGGATGACGATAAACAAACAATTTCCCCAGAACACTTTGAGAATCAGGTAGACTTTGAATAAAGACTTTACGCATTTACATGTACATTCCTATTACTCATTAATGGATGGGCTTAACTCACCTAAAGAATTATGTCAGGCTGCCTTAGATGCAGGTCAAACTGCAATTGCCATAACAGATCATGGTACACTATCATCACACCGTGAAATGCAAATTGCTGCAAAAGAATTAGGAATTAAGCCAATACTTGGAGTAGAGGCCTACATATCCCCAACGGATAGATTCGATAGGTCATCTAAAACAGATAAAAGTATTCAAGCCTATAATCATATTATCTTATTGGCAAAAAACCAAAATGGATTAAAAAATATTAATAGTTTGCAAGAAATTGCATGGAACGAAGGTTTCTATCACAAGCCACGTATTGATAGGGAGATTTTAAAAGAGTATGCAGAAGATATTATTGTTCTTTCTGGATGCCTCAATGGACTTATTAGTAAGTGCATTGAAAAAGAAGAGTTTGAGGAAGCGGAAAATATACTTAAAGATTTTAAGAAAACTTTTGGCGAAGATTTTTACATTGAGGTACAGTCTCACAATCCAAAAGAAATAAACAGCAAGTTGCTAGAATTAGCAGACAAATTAGGAATTAAACCAGTAGCAACTGGAGATGCTCATTTTGCCAAAGGCGAAGATAAAATTTTAGAAGAAGCTATGCTAATTCTATCTACCTCACCCAAGTCTGACAAAGAAGCAGATTTTGAAATGTCTAGAAATATGAATAACATGTTAGATAGATTTAATTATCTTTATCCTGACCGCAGAATTTCATTTCAAGACTATAATTTATTTATACAGACTAGATCAGAAATTGAATCTGATTTTAATAAGGCTGGAATTCAAAGAATAGACATTTATGAAAATACCATGGAGATAGCAGAAAAAATTGGAGAATACAATTTTAACAGGGGTTTAGACCTACTCCCTATCCCAAAGACCAACGCCGACCAAAAGCTGTCTGATATGGCCTTTGAAGGCCTAGAAAGGCTACGCCTGAGAGAGAGCTGGCTGGGAAATGACGTATATGACCAAAGGCTTATAGAAGAGCTTGAGATTATTAAAGATAAAAATTTTGCCTCCTATTTCTTAGTTGTTGCAGATATGATTAATTGGGCTAAAGAAAATGGTATTATGGTTGGGCCTGGACGTGGCTCTGCTGCAGGATCTTTAGTTTGTTATGCATTAGGAATTACCGATGTAGATCCAATAGAATATGACCTATTGTTTTTCCGATTCATTAACCCAGAGCGAAATGACTTCCCAGATATCGACACAGATTTTGAAGACCGTCGCCGTAAAGAGGTTAAGGATTATCTTAAGAAAAAATTTAAACACGTAGCATCAATTTCTACATATACATATTTTAAAGACAAAGGCGTTATTAGAGACGCAGCCCGTGTATTTATGGTTCCACTACAAGACGTAAATCGTGCACTAAAATCAATTGATACTTTTGAAGACTATATGGAATCTCCAAACACTAAAGAATTTAGAATGAAGTATCCAGAAGTAACATGGCTAGCAGAAAGACTGCGTGGCAAAATTAGAAGCGTTGGTGTTCATGCTGCTGGTGTTGTTGTTGCCAAAGATGACCTTAGAAATTTTGCACCGATAGAATCAAGGGCAGACGCACAAGATCAAGTTTCTGGACGCATACCAGTAGTTGCATACGACATGGATACGGTTGCAGATATCGGGCTAATTAAACTAGACGCATTAGGGCTAAAAACACTTTCCGTTATTTCAGACACGATAAAAGCTATTAAAGAAAGACACAACAAGGATATATTTTTATCAAGTTTATCCATGGACGATAAAGAAGTTTATAAGGTGCTAAGCGAGGGATACACAAAAGGAGTGTTCCAGGCCGAAGCAACCCCTTACACAAATCTATTAATTAAAATGGGTGTTGATAAATTTGAAGATCTTGCTGCTTCAAACGCCCTAGTACGCCCAGGAGCAATGAATACCGTAGGAGCCTCCTATATTAAACGAAAACATGGAGAAGAAGCGGTATCGTATGTTCATGAAATTATGAAACCTTTTACCGAGAATACATATGGTGTTATCATATATCAGGAGCAGGTCATGCAGGCCTGCGTACACTTAGGTGGTATGTCTTGGTCAGAGGCTGATAAAGTCCGCAAGATTATCGGAAAGAAAAAGGATGCAAAAGAATTCGACCAATTCAAGGATCAGTTTATTGCTGGGGCTTCAAAACACATTTCTGAGAAAAAGGCCCAGTCTTTATGGAGTGACTTTGAGGCTCATGCTGGCTACTCTTTTAATCGTAGTCATGCTGTTGCTTATTCCATGCTTAGTTATTATACGGCTTGGCTTAAAAAGTATTACCCTCTTGAATTTATTTTTTCAATTCTTAAAAACGAAAATGATAAAGACAAAAGAACAGAATATTTAATTGAGGCTAAAAGATTAAACCTTAAAGTATTGCTGCCTCACATTAATGAATCTGAACTTTATTTTTCATTAAAGGAAAACGCAATTCAATTTGGATTAGCTGAAGTTAAATTTATTTCAGATAGCATTGCAAACAAAATTATAGAAAGAAGGCCTTATGCCAATTATTCCGATTTCGTACAAAAAGCCTCTACGAAAGGTAGTGGGATTAACAGTAGGGCTGTGTCTGCTCTTAATGCTATTGGCGGTTCTGCTTTTGAGGACAATCTTAGAGACGGTAAGGAAAAGGAAAACTACTACGAATACTTAGGAATTCCTACATTTAATTTAGAATCTATCCCACCTAGAATTAAGGCACAAGCAAAACCAATTGAAGAGTTTGATGACTTAGGCTCTTTCCCAATGTTTGGTATGGTTAAAAGTATTAAAAGAGGAACTGGCTGGGCAAGAGTTGAGATAGTAGACGAAACTGGATCTATAGGTTTATTTCATAATGAGCAAACTCAAATAGAGACTGGGCAAATGTATTTTATTCTTGTTGGAGATAATAGAATAGCTAGATATATTAAAATAAATGACATGGACCCAAACGGATCAGACCTTTTTGTAGATTATCTATATAGAAAAGAATATGACATGGAAGATGACGAGCAAATAGTTATTAACTTTAGTCCATATAAAACTAAAGCTGGAAAAACAATGGCCCACATAGTCATGTCAGATAAAAATAAACAATTAACTAGAGCAATTGCATTCCCAACAATGTATACAAAAGTTTTATCAAGAATGCGTGAAGGAATGAAAAGCAAACCCGTTCTGTCAAAACTAGAAGATGGAACCCTAATGATAAAGGAAATAAAATGACACAGGCCCCAGATGAAATATTTAAATCCATGAATATTACAAAAATTTTATTAGCTATTTTAGAAAATCAAAAAGTTATTAATGTACCAATTGATATTTTTATTAATGCTGGTGTTGAAGAAAAAGGTTTAAATGTTGAATATAATGAAGAGACAAAAGAATTTGTATTTCAATTAAAGGAGAAAATTGAACAACCAGATGATAATCAGGATGTTGATGCAGAATCAAATACCTAAAACCAAAGCCCCTATTTTGAATAAAAGATCAAAAGACTTTAATTATAAAGACACAGAGCCTGATTTTAATGCTATAATGAGCATATAGAGAAAGAAAACAATGACAATTTTAATAGATGATGTATTGGCAAAATTAGATCCAAAAACAAGAGCAAGAGTTAAATCAGCACAAGATATCAAAGTTGAAAAACAAGCTACGCCAAGCATAGGATTAAATTTATCCCTAAAGGGTGGCCTTGGATACGGTAGACAAGTTTTGGTTTGGGGAAATAAGTCTGCTGGCAAATCATCATTTTGTTTACAAATGATTGCTATTGCACAAAAAGAAGGAAAGACGTGTGCTTGGATTGACGCAGAAGCATCATATGATCAATCATGGGCAGAGCAATTAGGAGTAGACTCATCAAAGTTAATTTATTCTTCGGCTAAAACAGTTAACGATATGGTTGATGTTGCAACTAAACTTATGGACGCAGGAGTAGATTTAATTGTAGTAGATTCAATATCTGCTTTGCTTCCAGCAATTTATTTTGAAAAAGATGGAAATGAAATGAAAGATTTGCAAGACACTAAACAAATAGGTGCAGAAGCAAAAGACATGACACACGCAGTTAAAATGTTAAACTATGCAAATAAAAACACATTGCTTGTTCTTATTTCACAACAAAGAAATCAATTTGGATCGATGCATGCAAGCCATATTCCAACAGGTGGCATGGCAGTAAAATTCTTTTCTTCTACGGTAATTAAATTATGGTCTTCTGAAGCTGAGGCAAATGCAATTAAAGCTGGAGTTAAAGTTGGAGATAAAATTATTGAACAAAGAGTTGGAAGGCCAGTTAATTGGATTATTGATTACAATAAACTAGGGCCCCCAAATTTATCAGGACAGTACGACTTTTATTACCAGGGAGAAACTCTTGGCGTGGATTCGGTAGGAGAAACTTTAGATGTTGCTGAAATGGTTGGAGTTGTTGAAAAGGGTGGAGCATGGTACACCGTTAATGGAGAAAGATTTCAAGGACGTGCAAAAGCTGTTCAGTATTTAAAAGAGAATCCAAAAGTTGTTGAAGTACTTAAAAAGGGCATAGATGCCAAAAATTAATGAGTTTTTTAAAAAACCAGAAATTTTGCATAAAAAAGATTTAGAATTAATTCCTGGAACAAAACCTTGCGGCAAGTGCAATAAAGATGCACAAGAATCTTTTTGGGACCCAACAAATTTAATTATGTCCTGGAAATGTCCAGACGGACATAGCAATCAGTATAAGGTTAACTAATGTCTGAAAGGTCGGAGGCTAAACGTGACGGAGCAAAACAACAAAAAAATAGTGGACGTGGTGATTATCAAAAAGGTGACGCTCAATGGAGAGATTTTGTGGTGGATTATAAAGAGTACGAAAAATCAATCTCTATTTCGCAAAGCATATGGGCTAAAATCTGTACAGATACTTTTAAGGTCAGCAGGGATAAGTATCCAGTACTTAAATTAATACTTGGTCCAACCAGAAGTAAAACAAGACTTGCTGTAATTGAATGGGCATTATTAGAACAACTAGTAGAATGTTGGGAGGGGAAAAATGGGATCAAGTAATAAAATACCTTTTAATCCTACTGTTATTAAGAATGGTAGAATTGTAAGACTTAGAAAAGATGGAGTTATAAAAGCAGACCTAGGCCCTTATAAGCCAAAGAAAAAGTTAAAAAAATGACAGAATTTAAATCTGATTCTAAAAACACACTAGAATTAATTAGTGATATTACTGAATTTAATGACTTACATGAGTTTATGAAAGATGAGCACTTAGATAAAGCTCTTGCAATTGTAGTAAAGCTATTAATGAATCCAGACGTTCCTTCTGCTAAAGCCCCCCATCTTATTATGGAACTTCAAGCTATGTCTACTAAGTTTGCAGTGCTTGCATCTGTATATTCTACAATTGCTAAGGACAAAGCTGGAACAGATAATAATAATAAAAAGAACGTATATTATTCAGTAAAGGAGTCCATAGACAAACTTGTAGATGCACTTAAGTATGTCGTTAGGTATAATTCATAAATGGCTAGAGAAATTGTAAAGAACCTTAAATTTAAAAAGCATACAGGAAAGTTCTTTGATCCAGAACTGTTTGCTCAATTGCTTGATGAGTCATATAGAAATACAAAACGTCCAAGTGGAGAAATGACAAAGAAATCTTTTAGTCCAAGCTCTCTTGGATATGGTCATGGAACATGCCCAAGATATTGGTATATGGCATTTTCTGGTGCAATGTTTATAGATGATAACGACGCTGTTGCTGTTGCTAATATGGCTCAAGGAACACAGGCACACGAAAGACTTCAAAAGCTTATTTCTACAATGCCAGAGTGGAAGTCGGAAGAAGAAGAAATTGTTAATGAGTACCCACCAATCAGAGGATTTATAGATCTTATTATGGAGTACGATGGCGAGACAGTAATTGGTGAAATTAAAACGGCAAAGCAAGAGGTTTGGGATATTAGGCAGTCAGAAATGAAACCTACGGCTAACCATCTGCTACAACTACTTACCTACATGAAATTAAAAAAAGCTAAAGAAGGATTTTTTCTTTATGAAAACAAAAACACACAGGAGCTAATAGTTATTCCAGTTTCTATGAATGAAAAAAATACTGAGATTATTGAAGAAACATTTACCTGGATGTGTGAAGTTTGGGACAATTTTAAAGATGGAGATCTTCCGATGAAGCCATCTGGGGCTACAAAGTCTAAAATGCCCTGCACTTACTGCCCAGTTAAAAAAGAATGTTACGCAGGGCTTACTGGAACAGTTCAAATAGAATCTTATAAGGTGCCGAGCATATGATTTGTTTTAACAAAGAATGCGGAAAAGATTTTGATCCCAAAACACATAATCAAAAATATTGTAATGAGCAATGCTGTCGTATAGCTACAAATAGAAAAATAATGGAAAAGTATTATGAAAAAAAAGCAATTAAAAATGGAGCCCTAAGAGTTTGTAAATCGTGTAAAACTAAATTAAGCAGATACAATCAACAAACAGTATGTTCTACTTGTGAAAAAAATATTGATCGTGAAGCCAAAATAGCAATATGGAGTATATTAAATGAACTTAGCTAGTTTAGTTAAAACTAAAGCAAACAGGGTTCTAGGAATAGATGCTTCCACTAACTCAGTAGCATTTTGTTTAATGGAAAACGACGTTCCATTAAAATGGGGTAAAGTAGAACTATCTGGGGCTGACATATACGAAAAAATATATGATGCAAAAGTTAAAATGAAAGCAATGCTTAATGAATTGAAGTCTGATTATATTGTTGTAGAAGGCGCTATACTTGTCAGATCACCAGATGCTGTGATAAAATTATCTTATGTCTATGGTGTTGTTATTGCTGAGCTTATGTCTACTGGCGCTAAGGTTATTACTATTGGCCCATCCTCGTGGCAGGCGTACATTGGCAACAAAAATCCAACAAAGGATGAAAAATCTGCAATAAGATTAAAAAATCCAGGGTATGCAGATTCTTGGTACAAAAATCAATTAAGGAATATGCGTAAGCAAAGAACGGTAGATTATTTTAATAGTAAGTATGATTTATCTTTAACCGATTTTGACGTAGCAGATGCATTTGGCATTGCACATTATTCAAATCAAGTTTTAACCAAAAGATGAAATTGTACCAAAGCCATCCTTGGCTATATAGAAAATACATTGTACAAAAAAAGACAGTTATAGAAATTGCTATTGAGTGTGCAGTTTCGCCAATGACAATACAAAGATACCTTGATAAGTTTGGATTGATTAAAAAACGATGAATATTGCATATAAACTATTTCATTTACCAAGAGATCATAATAGAAATAAATTAGTTAAAAATGTTCATTCTAATTTGCTTAAAAATATAAAGATCTTGGATACAGATACTATTAAAATTTCATCATATGATGAATATGTTAGCTTTAAAAATCAAAACTTAGATTTTAATATAGATCTTAATGGATATAATTTAGACAATAGGCAGGGCTGGAGATATGGAGAAGTTGGCATATGGGCAAGCAACTGGCTAGCATGGAAAAATTTTATTGATTCTGATTACGACTATTTAATATTAATGGAAGACGATATTGTTTTATATGAAAATTTTTTAATTGAGTTAGAAAAATATATGAAGCAATTGCCAAAAAGATTTGATGCATTCCATGCATTTTGTCCAGCAGATCAAAATCACAAGTATAACGCTTCGTTAGATGTCTCAGATGAATTATGTTCATCTTATCAAGATTGGTCTGCTGCTTGCTATATAGTAAGTAGGACGGGTGCTCAAAAAATGATACATTTTGCAAGCAACGGTATAAATTTACCATTAGATTGGTTTATGTTTAGACAAAAAAATTTATTAGAGGTTTTCACGCTAAAGCCAGACGCTAAAAGAATTTGTGACATATTGCCAATACAATCAACATTTCAAACAAAAGAAGATAGAAAGCCACTAAATGGGATACTCTGATCCAACAAATAAGCCTTGGACTAAGGACAAAATAGTCGAACTAAATCCAAAAACAGTTCTTGATGTTGGGGCTGGTCAAGGCGTGTATCTTGATTTAATTAGAGATGGACTTGGCGCTGGGGTAATAGTAAATGCAGTAGAAATCTGGCAACCGTATATAGATCAATTTAATTTAGAAAATAGATACGATAAATTATTTGCTATGGATGTAAAAAACATGACAAACTTTGCGTATGACCTTGTTATTCTAGGAGATGTTCTTGAGCACATGTCTGAAGAATCTGCTGTTAATCTTTGGGAAAGAATATCTAGACAAGCTAAATATGCAATTATATCTATTCCAATTATTCATTATCATCAAGATGCAATTAACGGCAATCCGTATGAAATTCATGTTGAAGAAGACTGGAACACTGATAGGGTGCTAAAAACATTTAAAAACATCATTGAACATAAAGAGTTTCCAATTACAGGAGTATTTGTAGCGAAATTTGATAACCAATGATTCCAAAAATTATTTGGCAAACATATAAGGATCCGTACAACCAACTTCAGCCATATATGCTTGATGCAATTAATACATGGAAGACATTAAATACAGAATATGAATATCGCTATATGGATGATGCTCAGGCTACTGAATTTATACTACAAGAATATGGTCAAGAGTGGCATGACATATTCGTAAATCTTCCAGTCGGAGTAATGCGTGGAGACCTATGGCGATATATGATTATATATAAATATGGCGGAATCTATACTGATCTGGATACAGAATGCTTAAATCCAATTAATGTATGGCTAAACAAAGACTATGAAATGATTGTTTGTCCTGAAACAGATATTCATTTTTGTCAGTGGACATTTGCTGCATCGGCTGGTCATCCTATATTAAAATCAGTTCTAGATACAATTAAAGAAAAATTAAATAATCCAGAGTATGGATCACCACACTTTGTTCATACACATACAGGACCAGCCATTTGGACAGAAGGAATATTAAATGCTTTAGATATTAAAGTTGATAATTTAATTACTGATGAACTATTGCTAAATTCTTCTGATAATGCTAAACTATATAAATTCCATTGTTATGGCGGAGATAATTGGCGGATATTCCATTTTATTGATGTTAAACATATTTATGGAAGCCAAAAATGGGATGACGGAAACTATATTCAATGGATTGAAGATCCACTAGTGAGAGGTACAAGATGAATTTAAAGCCAGTGTTTGCAGATGTAAAAGAATTCTCATACCAAGACTTATACCTTCATGCAATTAGTGCACCAGCAGGGCACAGGATATTAAATTCTTGCTTAGAAATTGCACAAATGTTAATTGAAAAGAATATATCATATGGGAACTCAGCTTTAGATCCTATTAGAATATTTTCAACAGCAGAATCTACGGAGCAATTAAAGGTAAGAATTGACGATAAGCTAAATAGGGTAAAAAATAACCAGGGTTTTGCAGGAGATAATGACATAGATGACCTAATTGGATACCTATTATTATATAAAATAGCAAAATCTAATTGACTTTTCAGTCAACTAGAATTATAATAACTATATATGGAAATTGAATTATCTGATCATTTTGATCGAATGAATAAGGTTGTTGCCGAACTATTAAAAGGTAACAATCCTACACAAATAGCCACCCTAACTGGATTTAAAAGGTCTGATGTAGTAGAGCTTATAGATGAATGGAAAACTGTTGTCTATAACGATACAAGTTCAAAAGAACGTGCAAAGGAAGCAATCTCTGGAGCTGACCAGCATTACTCTATGCTTATTAAAGAGGCATGGAAAACAGTAGAGGATGCAGATCAAGCGGGACAATTAAATGTTAAGGCTAACGCACTCAAGTTAATTTCGGATATTGAGACTAAAAGAATTACAATGTTAAAAGAAGTAGGCCTATTAGACAATGCTGAAATGGCATCTCAAATTGCAGAGACAGAACACAAGCAAGACATTTTAATTAAAATATTAAAAGAGGTTACAGCCAGTTGTCCAAAATGCAAAATGGATGTTGCACGTAGACTATCTCAAATTACTGGGATTGTTGAACCAATAGAGATTATTGAGGAAGTAAGTGGATCTTAATTTTAATGACCTTATTGACATACTCGATGGAGAAGAGTTTGAAGAAAGACCAGTAGATCTAAGAGCATTTGTAACCAACCCAGAGTATCTTGGACTTCCACCACTTTCCGAATATCAATATACTCTAATTGAAAAAAGTTCGCAAATATATAAAGAAGCAACACTAATGAAACTTTTTGGAGAAGAAGAAGGTTCTAGAATATTTAAGCAAACGGCTAACGAAGTAATTGCTCAACTTGGTAAGGGTTCTGGTAAAGACTACTGCTCAACAATTGCAACAGCCTATATAGTTTATTTATTATTATGCTTAAAAGACCCAGCGGCATATTACGGAAAGCCACCAGGAGATGCAATTGATATTTTAAATATTGCTATTAACGCACAGCAAGCAAACAATGTTTTTTTTAAAGGGTTTAAAACACGAATTGAAAAGTCTCCGTGGTTTGCTGGAAAGTACACAGATAAAGCTTCTGAAATGAAGTTTGATAAATCTATTACAGTTCATTCTGGTCACTCTGAGCGTGAGGCTTGGGAAGGTTATAACGTTATTGTTGTTATCCTTGATGAGATTTCAGGATTTGCTACAGAAAATACAACTGGACACGATCAAGCAAAAACTGCAGATGCAATATATGATATGTACAGGGCTTCAGTAGATTCACGTTTCCCAGACTTTGGTAAAGTAATATTGCTTTCTTTTCCAAGATTTAAAAATGACCCAATACAAAAATTTTATGAATCTGTTATTTCCGAAAAAGAAATTATAGTAAGAAGCCATAATTTTAAAATGGACTTAGACCTACCAGATGGAACCGAAGGGAATGAATTTGTAGTTGAATGGGAAGAGGACCATATAATTTCCTACTCTATTCCAAAAGTATATGCATTAAAGCGTCCAACATGGGAAATTAATCCAACTAGAAATATTGATGATTTTAAAGTAGCATTTTATAAAAACTCTATGGATGCACTAGGAAGATTTGCCTGTATGCCGTCAGACGCAGTAGATGCATTTTTTAAATCAAGAGAAAAAATAGAAACTGCATTTAATAATACAGCAATCGCTATAGATCAATTTGGAAGATTTGAAAATTGGTTTGCACCAGATCCAGATAAAGAATATTTTATACACGTAGACCTTGCACAAAAGCATGACCACTGTGCAGTTTCTTTAGCGCATGTTCAAAAATGGGTAAATGTAAAAGTTACAGACACTTACTCACAACCAGCGCCAATAGTAGAAGTAGATGCTGTCAGGTTTTGGACCCCCACGCCAGACAAATCTGTGGACTTTGCAGAAGTAAGAGACTACATACTATCTTTACAGACAAAAGGATTTAAAATAAGACTTTGTACTTTTGATAGATGGAACTCTCACGACATGATGCAACAATTAAAACAGTACGGAGTTAATACGGAAATTTTGTCTGTTGCTAAAAAACATTATGATGACATGGCAATGATAGTTTTAGAAGAAAGACTTAAAGGTCCACACATACCATTACTTATAGATGAACTATTGCAATTAAAAATTATGAGAGACAGAGTTGATCACCCTAGGAAAGGTTCAAAAGACTTAGCCGACGCAGTTTGTGGCTCTGTTTACAATGCAATATCTAGGACAAAATACGACACAAATGAAGAAATCAAAATACATACATATGAATCTATGAGTTTTGATAACGACTTCTCAAAAGATAACCCAGATGTTACGGCTACCAACATGATACGGGCTCCCCGTATGCCAAGTAGCCTGTCAGAGTCTTTAGAAAGGATGACAACATTATGAGCGAATATCAAGAAAAAGCAAAAGAATGTAAATGCTGCGGTAAGCATGTTCCGCTTCCATCTGTGCTAAAAGAATACAATGGAATAGTTGTATGCCCAACTACATTTTCAAACATTGTTGAATATCAAAGAATATGGAATGCTATTGGATCTAGGCCGCCTGGAAACATAAGAAAACATTTTTCTGAATATGTGCAACAAATTATAGAAAAAAATACAAATGTATAAAATTATTACTATAATATATTATTATTTTTTTAGAATAAAAAATAAAATTAAAAATAGAAATAAAGATCGGTTTATATATTAATGCATAATGAAGAATTTTATTATAACTTAAATGAAGAAAAAGAAAAAAATTTTTTGTATGGCTCTTTAGCTTCATACACAGATCCGTTTAGAAATGGTGGATTTAGGGTTCTGTGGGACCATTATGAACTATTAAATTACCCAGATAAAACTAAAATAAAAGAACTAAGAAATCAAAAATATACTATAAATAGTTTAGGTTATAGAGGGAATAATTTTTTAGAAACACCAGCAGAAGTACTTGCTGCTGGGTGCTCTCAAACTTGGGGATTAGGGGTGCCAGATGAGTATACTTGGTCAAATATTCTTTCTAAAAATACAGAAAAAAGAATAGACAATATAGGATATTTTGGAAAGTCTGTACCAGCAATAATTCAAATGATTTTTTGTTATTTTAAAGAAATAGGAAATCCAAAAGCGGTTTTTATTGCTTTCCCTAATTTTTATAGATTTCAGTTCCCAATTAATGATTTCTGGAAGTCGGACACAAACATAAGGTCTAATTCTTTAGTTGCAGAAACTTATTTAAATAAAAATGAATATACAAGCCAAAAGCCAAAATATGCAAAAGCTCCCTATATTATTGAAGAAATGATGACTATAGATTATTGTATATGGCAATCAATAACTCACATTCAAATGCTAGAGCAATACTGTAAAAGTGCTGGCATCTTGTTAAAATATGGATTTTGGGACTCAACCACTACTTTATTTTTTAATAAAATTGCAAATAATAATTTTTATAATAACTATATTAGTCTAGAAGGAGAAAAGTGGACTCCGAAATATGAATTAAAGCAAAATCAATACTACCAGGAAGATGAGAATTGTCACAATGATTTAAAAAATATTAATAATGAATATTTTTGGCATCTAGGGTTAGATAGATATAAAAAAAATGCTATGCCACATATGGGTGTGCATAGACACATACATATATCAGAAATATTTGAAAGAGAATTAAAAAAATTATAATTCTTGGAATTAATGAAACTTCTCATGATGCCTCTGTGTCTTTAATTAAAGATGGGGATATATTATTTGCTGGCCATGCGGAGAGATATAGCAAACAAAAAAATGATTGTTTTACAAATGATAGTTTAATTAAAGATGCATTAGAGTACGGGTATCCAGATCAAATAGCGTATTATGAAAACAGATGGCTTAAAAAAGCCCGTATAGCCACTCATGGCGGTTTTGGTGGGGATAAGCCATACTTTCTTCAAACACCCCTTAAAAAAATTCCTAGGGCCTCCTTTAAGCATCACAAATCCCACGCAGCAGCAGGATACTACACAAGTAACTATACAGATGCGGTTATTGTAGTTTTAGATGCAATTGGAGAATTTAATACCTCTACAGTGTGGGTGGGAAAAGGATCTAACATTAAACAAGTTTACAAACAAAACTATCCCGTAAGTTTTGGACTTTTTTATTCTGCATTTACCCAGCTTATAGGCTTAATGCCAAATCAAGAAGAGTATATTATGATGGGGATGGCGGCTTACGGAGATTGGACAAAGTATTACAAGCAGGTAGATAATTATTTTCCTAAATATGATAAACAAAAATATAATTTTCACAAAGGCATTACTGATTGGGGGTGGGTTTCAGAGCAAGATAAGTTTGATATTGCCGCAGCAGTTCAGGTAGTTTATGAGCAAAGGCTTATAGATTTTATGAATATGGCTAAATCAATAACAGGAAAAACAAATTTAGTTTTTATGGGAGGGTGTGCCCTTAACTGTTCTGCTAATACATTGCTATGGAAAATATTTGATAGCGTTTGGATTATGCCCAACCCAGGAGATGCTGGTAGCTCATTGGGAGCAGCAGCGTTATTGTATGGCAAGCATTTAAATTGGAGTGGCCCCTATCTTGGATATAATTTATCAGGTGAATATCCCGTTAATGAAATTGTTGATGAGATATTAACAAATAAAATAGTGGCGGTAGCAAACGGAAGAGCAGAATATGGGCCTAGAGCGTTGGGCAACAGGAGCATACTTGCAGACCCCAGAGACCCAGACATTAAAGATAAAGTTAATTTAATTAAACAAAGAGAAAGTTTTAGACCCTTTGCACCAGTAATTATGGAAGAATGCGCTAGCGAATGGTTTGAAATGAATTTTACTTCGCCATATATGCAATATGCCGTCAAATGCAAAAAGCCAGACTTAATTCCTTCCGTTGTTCACGTAGATGGAACATCTAGAGTTCAAACCGTAAATAGAGAACAGCATAGAGGCTTATGGCGTGTTTTAAATAAATTTTACCAACAAACAGGTGTGCCAGTTTTATTAAATACTAGCTTAAATATAAAGGGGCAGCCACTTATTAATGATAAAAATGATATCATTGACTGGCAGCAGCATTATAAGTATAATATACTAACTGGGCAACAGTAGCTTAGTTGGTTAAAGCCCCGAACTCATAATTCGGTAACCGTAGGTTCGAGTCCTACCTGTTGTACAAGGAGAAAAAATGTCTATTAGAAGAGTAAGTCCAAGGCTGCATATAGATAGAATCACAGAAACGCTAGGCGATGGCGTAGAAAATATTAAAGTAGTTAAAAATTTTATGCCTAAAGAGCATATAGATTTATTTTTAGAATACATGCAATTACAGGCAAAATTTAGAAATACAGAAGAAGAAGATAGATTTTTAAATAAGTGTTACTATCAAAGAGAACTTTTAAGGGTTTATGAGCACCTAATGAGGGCCGAATTAATGAAAATGTATGAAATTGATTTTGAAAGAGACAGAACAATTGATTTAAATAATAGAAAAGATGGATCGTCTCTACCAATACATACAGACTTCATACAGTCTCAATTTATAGATCCAATAGAGCCACCACCAGTCTATCCAACTAATAGTTGGAGTGGACATTTTTCATGTTTAATTTATTTAAATGATAATTTTGTTGGAGGAGAAATATACTTTCCGAAACAAGATTTAAAAATAAAACCAGAAGCTGGCATGTTAATTGCATTTCCTGGAAACAAAAACTATAAACACTCTGTAGAAGAATTTCATGGATCAGAAAGATTTGCTTTAAGTTTATGGACTAGAGTAAAGACATAATTTATGAACAAAGACGAAGACTTATTTAATTATTATATGGAAATTGGGGCAATAGAATTTGCTGGTGTAGATAAAGATGGAGAAATTATTTTTTCAATTACGGAAGGTGCCGAAGACACAGCCCCAGAGCTATATAAAGCCCATGCAGATTTTGTTGACAATGCATTAATAGATTTATACAATAAAGATCTAATTTCAATAGAATATAATGAAAATTTAGAAGCAACAATTACATTAACCGAGCAGGCAAAAAAAATAATTACAGAGAAAGGAATAATGCCACTAGATGAGGAATAGAATTAAATACAATAAAGATTTTTTTTCAAAAGGTATTATTTTAAAAAATCTTTTTTCATTAAACCCAGCCAATATGGAACTAAACTTATTGCCATTTGAATCTAGAATGGGGTTAAAACCAGACAAAGATATTACATATAAAATGAATGAGTATGGATTAAGATCAGACAGATTTAAAAAAGATCATAAAGGATTACATATTTTGTTTGCTGGGGATTCAAGCGTTGAGGGCTCTTCAAATAAAATTGAAGATATTTGGACAAGTATTTTGTATAATAAAATTAAAAAACAAAAAGAAGTTTCTGGGTATTATAGTGTTGGGCTTGGTGGGTTAGGAATACCAACAATAATTCAACAGGTGTTAATTTATATAGAAGCATACGGAAAACCAGATTGCCTGTTCATTATGTATCCAGATTTTTTTAGATACTTTAAGTGGGATAAAGAAACAAAAAGGTGGAAGTTTACAGTGTCCGCAGAAACTTTAGATGGACATGCCTTAAAGGGAGACGATGATAAACATGCTATTGTATGGGCAAAATTGTTTACAACAAATGAAGTGTCAGAAGAAGAAGAATTAAATATTTTAATAAATCAAATTTTACTATTAAAGATATTTGAATCTTTTTGTAGAATTATGAATATAAAATACGTGTGGTCAACCTGGGATAAAATAAATGAAAAATCTTTATTGGAAAGCGAAATATTTGAAAACCTAATTAGCGTAATGGATGAAAAAGAGCTAAATAATTATTTTGAAACACACCCAGACGAGCCCCAAATGGCAAGAGACAACTTTCACCATGGAATTGCATATAATAAATTTTGGGCAGAAAAATATTATAATAAATATATACAATTAGACTCACGTGCCGATATACAGGGATATCCTATATAAATATAGTCTAGACACGCATTGTTTAATAATGCTATAATATATATAGGTCGCCGAATGGGACCTAATTTAACTTATTCGCTTGAAAGGGGAATAAAATGGTAACAAAACTTGCTATGGATCTTTTCAATGATCCATTTTTTATTGGATGGGATACAAATTTTGCAAAAATGCAATCTTCAGGATCCAACTATCCAATTTACGATCTAGTCAAATTCGATAACGGTGCCTACGGCATTAGTTTGGCAATTGCTGGATTTGAACGTGAAGACATCAGCATTTCTGTTGAAAATAATAATTTGGTAATCAAAGGTGAACTACACGGAGAACACTGGGATGGAGAATATATCCACGAAGGTATTGCCAAAAGAAATTTTGAAAGGTCATTTTCATTAGGAGAATATATGGAAGTTGATAACGCTGAAATGAAAGACGGTATGCTCCATATACACATTAGTAAAAATGTCCCAGAAGAAAAAAAGC